CTCAAACCCATCGGCAAAGGCGCGATCCATGATGTCGTTGTAATCCTCACCGAAATTGTGCGGCGCACCAAAGACCTTCAGGTCAGCGTCAAAGCCGCCAATAATGGACTCTGGACCGCGCAAATACACAGGCACTTCGGGACAATACTCGGCAATGCTTGTGAGCATCACCCGCAAACCTTTGCCAGTGACTGTGCTGATGCATATGGGGGAGATCACTTCTTTGGCTTCTTTTTGGCAGTCTTGGCCGCCAGCTTGAAGTCAGCAGCAGATGGCGCTGCCTTTGATCCCACTTTGTTCATCTTCTCGCCAGAGCCTGCGGCGATGCGTTTTTGCTTGGCGTGGATGTTGGCGTACAAACCTGGCTTACTCTTCATCTTTAACCCCAATCTTGATGGTCAGCAAGGACTCAGGCTCTTCCTCTTCCTCTTCCTCTTCTTCATCCACCACCCAAGCCGAACAAGTACGGCTGGCCGCGCACTTGAAGTCGAATATCTCGCAGTAACCCAAGTCACCGGCATCAATCATGCCCCAAGGGTCACCCTCATCGCCAATGCCCTTGGCAATGCAATCGAGCATTCCATCATCTTGGTTGAACGCCGCGCAGTTACCGCATCGGCTCATCTTTGCGTCTTCAGCGTCAACGCCCCACTCTTTGGCCATCTGCATCCAATACTGCTTGTTGGGCAGCGCAGGATTCTCCGGACCGTAGTTCGCAGACGCAATCGCCTTGCCGCGATTCTTCAAGTTCAGCGTGATGTCTTGCGTGGCCACGGGACAGCTCTCGCCATCCTCATAACCCTCGTCTTGGTCCATGGCCTGATCCATGGTGCGTTTGAGCGTAGCCATTATTTCTCCTTGTATACTATTGCAATGAAAACTACATTGCAATCGTTATCATGAAAACCTTAGAGTGCTTATTCTGCAAAGAACAATTCACCCCAAAAAAGAAAACCACAAAATACTGTTGCAGACATTGCCAGACAAAGCACATTGCTGTTTTGTTTGGCAAGCAGCGGGCAGAGAAAAGAAAGAATGGGAAAACTCTTTCATGCTTAATTTGCTCAACATCATTCTATGTCCCCGCATACAGAATTGAAACAGCAAAATTTTGCTCCAGAAAATGCACATCAATTGCCAATCCAGAAAACACCAAAAAAGCTCAACTTGCTAGTCCACTCATGAAAAGAGCAGGCATTGGATCAGTCAAAAAATACATTGTCATTCAGGTTGACGGCAAACAAATCAGAGAGCATCGTCATGTCATGCAAGTACATCTTGGCCGGAAATTAGACCGCAATGAGCATGTGCATCACATCAATGGTGATCCAACTGACAACAGAATTGAAAACCTGCAAGTCTTGACAAACTCAGAACATCAAAAACTGGAACTCAGCTTTTTTTCTTCTGCTTTACCCCAGCAGAACTCAAAGCAATAGCCACCGCTTGGCGTGGATTCTTGACGACTTTGCCGCCTTTGCCAGAGTGCAATGTGCCAGACTTGTACTCGCCCATCACCTTGCCGACTTTCTTTTGTGCCTTGGTCATCTTCATCTGAATGCTCCTTGAAAATAAGTTGTTGGTCGGTCTGACAACCCAGACAGTCGGCGATTGCAGGACTCAATGCCTTGCCATAGCGAACCAACACGGCTGGGGACTGTTGCGCTACCCCGAGAACCCCCGAGATCAATCCCCATGCGTGTTGACGCACAACCCAATTATGCAACCCTTGAGAGGTTTCTTTTCAACGGTTGACTCCACTTCGTGCTGGCCTTTGACCCCATCATGCCAATCACAGCATCAGAAGCAAAGGTCAAGCAAAACGCATCAGCCTTGTCTGGCGAGGCCAAACCACGCTTTCTGATCTCATCCTTACCCTCAATCTGAATCTTGCCGTTAGAGGTAAACGAATACCTCACGGTGGCCAACTCAGCAATCAGCAGCTCATCCTTTGGCAGCCGACAGTCCCTTTGCTCCAACCACGACTTGGCCTTGTACCAAAGCTCGGCCTTCAGGTTGCGGTAAGTCGTACCCATGGCCGGACTCTCGCTCACATTGATGCCGCGAGCCGGTAAATTCAACTCTCGCAGGCGGTCAACCACTCCGGCGCCAAGTCCAATGCTGTCAACCAGTATCTCGGCCGGCCGGTCAGATGGCGGCAATATCTCGTACTCGGCCACCACCGCACCAGTGAGCTGCATCAAATCCAGATTCTTCCAAGTCTTGATCGGCTCAGTCACCGCGTTACCGCGGCGCTTGCACAATGCGGAACGGTCCGAGCCAAAGCGTGCCACATCCAAGCCCCAAACCAGTGGCGCGTAAGGCGATGCTTCCACATCCCGATTCATCGCCAAGTCCAGCAACTCCATGGGAATGACGGTATCTTCGTCAGACTTAGGAAACTCACCCAGAACGCGGATTCGGTAAGCATTGGACTCCTCACCGTAACGCGCCTTCATCTCTTCGATGTACGCCTCACTGACCCTTGGCGAGTCAGCGCAGGACACCTTCATCGTCACCCAGTCACCCGCCAAACGGTTATGCGTGTCGTAGAAGAATCCGCTGGAGCGCACAGGATTGCCGAGTAACAGCGTCACGGCGTTGTGGCCGGACATACTTCCGCTGGCCGCCTCAAACACCTTCTCAGGTATACCGGATGCCTCATCCCCCACCAGCATCACATGATCGCTGTGAACCCCTTGCAAGGCTTCGGGCTGCTCTGCCCTTGATGTTCTGGCCGAGATGAACGCCTCCTCGTTTGCGCCAATCACCTCAATACGGTCTTGCTTCACATCAAGTTGCTCGGCCAGCATTGGCGGCAGCACCTTCACCCAACGCTTGACCTCGGCAAACAGGGCATCGTAGAGCTGTGAGCTGGTCGGTGCTGTCACCACCACCTTGACCGGAAATCTTAGGAACAGATACCAAATCATCGCCCAGCTTGCTGCGGTGGACTTGCCAACGCCATGTCCAGACCTCACCGAGATACGGCGGTTGCCATTGGCAATGTGATTCAAAAACTCCACCTGCCAAGTGTCCGGCTCAGTGTTGAGCACCTCTCTGACAAACAGCACAGGGTTGTGCTTGTAGAGCTTGACGAATTCGACAAAAGGGTTATTGGCCACCAAATCATTGGAAATTTTTTTCGGGGCAGCCTGCTTCGCGGCGGTGGGGGTAGGGGTGGTGGTCATCGGGTTATGGGATTCGGTAGGTGTTTGGCTGCGTCATCAGCCGCCCCCGCCGCAAACGCGCAAGGGGGGGGCATCGCGCCGCGCCAGGCGCAGGCCGCGCCCACTTTACAGCGAAAAGATATCCACAGGGGTATGCATCGCTAAGTCGTTGATCCATATACTTTCTTACAGATTGCTGACATAATCCATTTAACACGATGTCCATTATGTTAAGTCAAATGTGGATAACTGGCTCTGATTTGCTCAATCAGTAGGCAGATTTGCGTTATCCACAGGCCAGTGTGTTCAATCATTGCGTTTTTCTGTGGATAAGTCTTCGATGACCTCGGTATGGCGCAGTGCCGCCATGCGTAGGTCTTGGACATTGATGTTGATTTGCGCGGCTTTTTGTAAGCCGTAAGTCTTCTGATCCCACCGTTCAGCCAGCCACTGGCGCGTTCGGATGCGCTGGACATCGCGCTGCGCGTGATCGACATCCATGCCGTCCGCTATCTCCACCGTCTCACACGCCAAAAGGTCTGCTGCACGCGTGCGCGCACGCGCAATCATAGCACCGTGATCGTTTTCCTCAATCCAATCGTCTAGCGCACGCTTGCTGATCCCGAGTTCGATGCAGATGTTGGCAATGCTTTTGCCGCTTTCCACCATGCTGAAAATCATTTCTTCGGGCATATCGTTGAGGAAAGCAATGTCCTGTCTTCGTTTTGGGTTACCAACCACGCTTAGACCCGCTTTAAAGCCGTTTTTACACGCTGGACGATGTCCAGTACCTTTTCCTTGATCAAAGCCCCTAATCGCTTAATTTGTTCCATTTTTGAACCTCTCCGCTTGTTTGCTGTTGAATTTCTTTTCTGCTGGTGGACCGTCCAGCACCTCAAGGTCATCTGGGAAGTCGTCAAAGCCTGATTCTCCACCGATTTTGTTGGCTTTGAAGCTGACCACCTTGGCGGTTGGATCAAAGGCTTTGACCTTGATGATTTCTTGCACCAGCGGATCGTTGAAGATCACCTCCAGCTCTTCCATGCTCCAAATGCAATGGTTGCTCAGTTCCTGCCTTTCGCGCTGCATGGCCAAAGTCTCGTTGACCGTTCTGACAATCACCATGACCTGACCTGTCTGCATCTCCCACTCGATTCTCGGAATCTGATCGTTGGCTGGCGTAATGCCTTGACCGTCAGCCCACTGATCCAACACGCCATAAGCCCTGATCATTCCCGCCAGACTGGAATCGAATTTCGCATGATCCTTTGACGCAATCGCTTGGTGCAATCTGCCGTTCTGCGTCCAG